GCGGTGGTGGGATGACGGCGCGATCCCCTCAGGTCGGGCAATACATTCTTGGACAGCTTCAAAGCATTCCGGGGCTTAAGCTGGGAAGCGCCGCGCCGCGTTCAGAGGCGGAAATCGCATCGCTTCCGCTGTCGGCCCGCGACACTTTCCACCGCGAGGGCGCGGCTCTGGACTTCACCGCGCCAGGCGGCAATCCGCCGGAAGTGATTGCTACCGTTCGCGCCCGCATGGGGCCGGGCTATGACGTGATTTACCACCCTGAGAACAACTCATATCACGTGGAGCCGGGGCCTAACTGGCAGTCTCCGGGCGGCGGCTCGCGGGTGGTGGCGCAGGGTGGTTCAAAGCCCTCATACACAATGCTCACCCCGCAAGAGGTGGAGGCGGCGAGGTTGCCTCCGGGATCATACCAACGCTCTCCGGACGGGCGCATTGATGCGGTTGGGCCGGGCGGCGAAATGACCCCCCGTCAGGTTTCTTCCGCTCAAGTCCAGCTCCGAAAAGAGTTTGACCAAAACCCCGACGTTAAAGCCTATTCCGATGTAGCGGCCAGCTATGACCAGATTAGCCGCCTAGTCTCAGCGCCCCCGACTGCTGCGGGCGATATCTCGTTGATTTTCTCATACATGAAAATGCTGGACCCAGGTTCAGTTGTGAGAGAGGGCGAGTTTGCCACAGCGCAGCAGGCGGCGGGCGTTCCGGAGCAGGTCCTTAACCAGTATAACAAACTGCTCAAGGGCCAGCGGCTTAATCCACGTCAGCGGCTGGAGTTTGCAGACACCGCCCGCACAATCTACGAATCGCGCAAATCTCGATATGATGCGCTTGTCGGACAATATCAGGGATATGCAACCGGGTCTGGCCTGCCCCCAGAAACGATTGCGGGGCGCGCTCCGGTTGTTTCCCCGACCGATGCCAAAGGACGGGCGCGGCAAGCGTTTTTGGAAAGCTGGAAGAAAAGCGGGCGCCCGGCAAGTCAAGCCGATGCCGCGTTTGAGCAATGGTGGGTTCCGTATGCCGCGCAAAAAGGTATCGGGACGCCGCCCAAAAGGGCATCTGGTGCTCCATCGGATTCAAAGCCCCCTGTTCGCGTTAACAGTCCGGCGGAGGCCGCTGCGCTTCCCCCTGGAACCCGATTTGTCACCCCTGATGGTCGTATCAAGGTTCGATAATGGCTGACCCATACGCTGCGTTTCAAGACGCTGACCCATACGCCGCGTTTTCGGATGCGCCTGCCGCTAAAGGTGTTCCGGCGCTTAAGGGTGCGGGAACGCGAGCGTCCCCCTTTGATTTGTCGGGAGGGTATGCGGGTGTTAGCATTCCGCGTAAATCTTTTTACAGGGATGCGCGGGGTAATATTCGTCAGAATGAAAACGGCCTGTTGCGGCCCAACGGCAGCCCACAAGGAAATCCAATCGTTATTCCGGCGGGTGATCGGGCCGCCTACGGCAAGGCGCGAGAGCGTCTTACCAAACTGGACACGCCAGCGCCGTTGCCGTTCGGCCTTAAAGGCAAAGCGCCGTCAGACGACTTTTTTACCCAGGTGGCGCGCTCTACCGGCGTGTTCGATGAAATGGGCTACGGCGCAGACTTTGCTTTGCAGGGCGCGGGGAACATCGTCCGGCGCGCAATGGGCAAGCCGGTTGAGGTTCCGGCCCGTGTCGCGGGTCAAGCCCGAATGGATTTCGAGCGAGAGCAACAGGAATCATACGCTCGCCGTAAGCCCGTAGCCAACGCCTTGGCTACGGGCGTCGGTATAGCTTTGGCTGGTCGGCCAAGCGGGGCGGGGTTTACTAATCCTCTCGCGGTCGGTGCTACGGCAGCGGCGCAAAATGCGCCTTTTGCTCTTGGGCGTCAGGAGGGCTCGCTGCCGGAACGTATCCCCGGCGCGGCGCGTGAAACTGCTTTTGCGTTTGGGCTCGGATCAACGCTGGCGGCGGGTGGGAACGCGTTGGCGCGTAGCGCCGCGACCGCACGCGCTGCCCCCAGAAGTAACGCGCGCCGTTTGTCTGACGAGGGCATTTCGCTAACGCCGGGGCAAATGATGGGCGGAGCCGCTCAACGGTTTGAGGATGGCTTAACGTCAGTCCCTATTCTGGGTGACGCCATTCGCGCGGCTCAAATCCGGGGGATAGACACATTTAACGAGGCAGCCCTTAGCCGGGGGCTGGCGCCCATTCAGGGGGGGCAGGCGCAAACTGTAGGCCGCGAGGGTGTGCGCGACGTAACTGCGGCAATTAGTAACGCCTATAATCGCGCACTAAACGGCGTGACGGTCGTTCCGGATCAGCAGTTTGCGGCGGGCCTTCAATCGGTCGCCGCATCCCCACGGGTTCCGCCCGCTTTGCGCGGCGACCTGATGGCATTTGTGGATGATGTAACCACTCGCTTGGCTGGCCCAATCGACGGTCAGGCATGGAAGGCTATAGACGCCGATCTTGGCGCGGCTATCCGCGCTGCCGATGCGGGATCGGCCAATGCGCCAGCCCAACGGTTCCTGCGAAATGCCCTCACTGACCTTAGATCAGAGGTCGGCGGTCTTATGCAACGCACCGATCCGGCGGCGTTCGCGGGCGTTAGGGCTGCTGATGAGGCCACGGCCAATCTGGTTCGCATCCGCAAAGCATCGCAAATGACCGGCACGGCCCGCACCGATGGCCGGTTTACGGCGCCACAGCTTAACAGCGCCGTTCAAGCCGCGGATACGTCTGCGGGCAATCGGGCGTATTCAGAAGGTGGCGCCCTCATGCAAGACCTGACTGATGCAGCTATGACGGTTTTACCGCCAACCGTTCCCGATAGCGGGACGCCCCTTCGCTCGCTGCTTTCGGTCGGTGGGCTTGGGGGCGGCGCGATGGCTGTGGGCGCAAACCCGCTTGCTGTGGGCGCAGGCGTTGGCGGCGTTCTAGCTGGGTCAGCCGTTTACTCAAGGCCAGTGCAGGACGCGATCAATGCAATTTATCGCGCGTCAACTCCGGGCGCGGCGCGGGCAGCATTTGGACAGCTTCAGGCGGAGGCGGCGCGGAATCCGGCTCTAGGGTCTGTCGTTGATCGGATTGGGCAAGAGTTGGGCCTGTTGCCTGGGACGCCTTTCGGTCGGCAATCCACGCCAGCAGGCCAACCAATATCCACGATGCCGTAAGAACCCAGCCCTCTTTTCCAAAAGCTACGGTCAAGAGGACGGCAGCTATTGCAAGCGGTAAAACTGGTGTCCGGCTCAGAAGTCTATCCATCATCTCCGGACCATAGCACAAGGCGGGCAAAATGAACCTTAGAGACAGAGCGATAGGCGGTGCTGCCGTTGTCGAGTTCTGCATTCGGCAAATCGAGCGGGAGTTGGCAGGCGCGCGGGAGGAAGCCACGGGCGAAGCGCTGGCGACTACGCTGGACCTCATCGACGTTGCTCAGGTGAAGGTCCGTAAGGCTCACCGGGCGTTAGAGGCGCTCCGCACGCAACTGGCGGCTTCGGTCGGCTCACCGGACGAAAGCCGCTCCGGCGGGGATGCTGACGACAAGGACCCGCCTCCTGGTGACGGCCAACCGTGAGCGGACACGATATAACGACCGGCTTCATGGTCGCAACGGGCGTCATGGTCGGGGTTTGCGCGTTGGCCTCTTATCTTCGGCGAGAAGCCCTGGAGGTGTTCGCCGCCGGGGCTGTGGTGTTCGTGTTTACGATGGTCTCGCGCATGTGGTCGGCCAATACCGAAATGCCGCTGTCTGCGGTTCCGTGGCCCGTTCAAGACCTTATCTGCGGGCTCCTCGCGGTTAGCTTGTTCGTCAAACATCGGGAGGCGTGGAAGTTCGCCTTGGCGGTAGCGTTCAGCGTTCAATGCGTGGCCCATACCTTTTACTGGAGCGGCATTGTTTCAAGCGGCGCGGCATCCCGCGCGGATACTGTGGGGTATATCTGGGCTATCAATTCCGTGTTTGCGGTTGAGCTGCTGATCCTCACCCTAGCGGGAGGACGACACGTTGCTAGCCATGCTCTTGATCGCCTGCGGGTGTCTGGCGCTTTTGGTTCGTTCGCTCTTCATGGCGCTGCGAGGGGAAGATGAACGAAAAGACCGGGACAGAGGTTCGCCTCGATCATCTCGAAAAGAGGATTGACGAACACGGGAACCGGATCGGCTTCATTGAGCGGGCGATCTGGTGGGCTGTTGGGGCTGCTGTGGGGGTTAGCGCGTTGGCGGGTTCGCTGTTGAGCGGGCTGTGGAAGAAGCTGGTGTCGTGATGCTGGAAAGGGTCAAGGCCTTCATTGCCGACATCGCCCGGCCTTATTCGATCATCTCCCTGTCCACGGCGTCATCTGCGGCGGTGGTGATTGTCGCTCACAAGGTTGACGGGTTTGAAGGCGCTGCGCTGTTTATCGGGGCGGCGATGGGCGGTGTTGCGGCTCTGTATGGCGCCAAGGCGGCAGAGAACAGCCAGACGGCCAAGCACGCGGCGAACGTCGAGATTGCCAAGGCGGCGGGGCCTGTCCCGGTGGTGGATACGGCAAGCGTCACTGTCACCACAACCCAATCCGCTCCCGACATGAAACCGGAGAACGCCCCATGACCTACGCCCTCGGCGCTACCAGCCTATCCCGCTTGACCGGCGTTCACCCCGATCTAGTCAAGGTGGTGAAGCTGGCGATCACGAAGACCACGCAGGATTTCACCGTCACCGAAGGGCTGCGAACGAAGGTTCGGCAGAAATACCTCGTCCAGACCGGCAAGTCGAAAACCATGAACAGTCGGCACATCACCGGCCACGCGGTTGACCTGGCCCCCGTCGTCAACGGGACGATCTCATGGGATTGGGATCACTTCTGGCCCATCGTCACGGCTATGGAAGCGGCGGCGAAAGAGCTGGGCATCCCGCTAGAGGCCGGAGCCCGGTGGAAGTCGTTCCCTGACGGACCTCACCATCAGCTCCCGTGGGCGCAGTATCCGAAATGAACTGGCGCACCCCTCACCGATTCACGTCTCTAGACCTCTGCTTTATCGGTGTCGTTCTGGTCGTCGCTGGAATCGTCGCTCTGTTGGCTATCACCGGGGCGCTGTGGGTGGCTCGGGTGGTGGTGGGCGGATGATAACCCAAGCCCGCCTGATCGTGGCCGGCGTGACCCTAGCCGCAATTCTCGCGCTGGTCGGCTATGTCTATTTCACTCGCAAAGCCCTGCGAGAAGCCAACGCCCGCGTAACTGCCGCAGAGCAATCAATCACAAAACGTGCCGCCAGAGTTCACGGCGCGTTATCTGGCCGATGAGTGGCCCGGAAACTCCGAACTGCCGTGCGAGAGCAGCTTGGCCGTGCGTGCGACTGCGGAGAACGTAGGTGGCGCGGATCGCCCTAACGTCGTCATCGGTGAGCTTGGCCCTGCCGTTGGTTTCGCCCTTGGCCTGCCGCTCGCGCTCGTCACGGTCGCGCACGTTGTCGGCTTGCGTGCCTAACTCCAGATGGTCGGGATTAACACAGAGGCGCGTGTCGCACTTGTGCCGAACGACAAGCCCGTCAGCGGAGCCCGCGCCGTGTTCGGCCTCGTAGGCTTCCCTGTGAGCCTTTCTCGGCCCACCGCCCATCCTAACATTGCCATAACCAGTGCTGGTCTTCGCTGCCGCCCATAGCCAGCAGCCAGTTGAAATGCCAAACGCGATCTTATCGCGGTGCTTTTCAAAGAAGCCCGTCGCGGGTAGTTTGTCGGTAGCCATTTTCGATCCTTCCGAGATCGCGATTGGTTAGGGTGCGGGACGGGCGCTTCAACGCCGCTGCACCCGCAAACATTAGCACAAATAGCGAGGCGGGGTTCAAAATGTTCGCGCAGGCCCGCTTGATCATCGTCGGATTGATCATCCTAGCGGTTGTCATTGTCGGCGGCGGCTTATGGTGGAACGCCAAGCGCACCGCTGCGCTTAAGGCCCGCGTTGTCGTCGCTGAGCAGGGGGCGGAATTGGCCCATGAGACCGGGGCCATAACCGAGCGCGTCACGCGAACCGAAATCACCATCCGCACCCAGGCTGAAAGGTCAGTCGATGTTGTCCAGTCCGCACCGGGGGCTGACACGCCTCTTGATCCTGAGTTCCGCGATAGGCTCTGCGCTGCTGTTGCCAGCCTGCGCGACGGCGCCCAAGCCTGTGACGATCAACCTGCCGCCCCTCCTCCGTGAACCCTGCGAGCGTGCAGAGATCGCCGTGGGGACGGTTGGCGACCTTGGGGCCACCATCGTCCGCCAAGAGGCCGCCGTCGCCGTGTGTGACGCCCGTAGGGCGGCAATAGCCGCTATCGTTGACGCGCACACCCAGACGGTGACGGAGCGGCCCTGGTGGCGCTTCTGGGCCGACTGAACCTGTAAGCAATCGTTACACGTTGGCCCGCTCCCTTAACCGGGGCGGGCTTTTTGCGTTCCTGGTCACGGCTACGTCTCCTCGTCGGGCTGGCTGGCGAGCGGCGGGGCGGGGAGGGCGGCGAGCATGGCGCGGTATGCCTTGACCGCGAACCACGTCCATTGGTCCCGCTCATGCTGATCTGGAACCATCGCGCTACCCAGATCAGAAAGCGCCTTGTGCATCGCCTCTGTCGGCTCTCTCGGCACCATCACCCACCCGGCGCGCTGTTCGAGACGGTCGGCGAGGGCGGCTGCGGCGGCGTTGAGATAGGCGGGCAGCGCAGCGTCCAGCGTCAGGGCGCTGACCGTATCGTCTAGAAACCACGCGCTGATTGTCGCTGCCGCTTCACGAAGGGCGCTCGGCAGATCGACGGACTCTTGCTGGAACATCTCCTGATCCCCCGCGCTCATTCTCCCATCTCCTTCAGAGCGGCTTGCGCGGCCCAAACAGCTTCCTTCGCCGTCGCCTCAGACGTTTCGCTACCGTTCGCCAGCAGTCCCGCGAGCGCCTGCCCCACCATGTAAACGCGAGGGGTGATGGCGGGCTGGGTGGGGGTGAAGTCGAGCAGCACGCATTCAGACGCCTGCCCCTCATGTTCGGCGATCAGGTTGAGGTCGGCGCGGAGCCGGGTGGATGAATCGCTGGTGTCAGGATGGACGCAGTAAATCTTCCATCCTGACTCGCCTTCCCTAAACCGCTTCACCCGCGCTTTTGCTGCTTCGTATTCGGTCATTGGTCTTTCCTTTGGAAGTAGCCCACTGCAAACCAACAGCCGACAAGCACGCCAGCCCAGAAGGTTGCGCCGTATAAGAAAACCTCGCTCATTTCGTCTCCTCGGTGGTGGGAGGGTTTTTGTTCATCCCAGGAGCGCGGCTGGCGTCTGCGTTGGACGCGGTGCTGTGGCCCGCGCCATCGGGCAGAGCCCGGAACAGGGCGAGGAGAACGGCGAGGGCTGGGGTGGGGGCTTCGGTCACATGCCTCGTGGAAAGCTCACCGGGCATGACCATAGCCCACCCAGAGCCGTCGAACGCTTGCTCGACCATCACGCGGCACCCCGGCAGCTTCTCCCCTACAAGGGCGAGAGCGGCGTCTAGGGAGGCGGTGTAGGCTGGGATTGACCCCGGCCCGGTCTCCCTACGGTTGGTGTAGAAATTCATGCAGCGGATGCCGGGTTCTTTCCAGCCGATCACGCCCTCCTCCCCGGCGACAAGCGTTGAGCCCTGCCATTCGAGTTTGTGGCCCTCGGCGACCGCCCAGACCAGAACGTCAATCTCCCGATCCGCCCCCGTCGCAGCTTCCAGCCGGGCGATGATGTCTGAACCCGTCACTTGGGCGCTCCTTGGTAGAGGGCTTGGATGAGGTTTGCTTTGGCGAGCGACTGTGGAAGCCGGTCGTTATAGGAGGCGTGCGCCCACCTTTTGCATGTTGGGTCATCTACACGGCCCAACGGCTCATCGTTGAGGCAATGCCCCCCATAGTTAATGAATCGCACTTCGTCCCAGCGTCCCCATGAGGACGGATCAATCACCCTCGCCACATCCTCCCGGCTAACCGGAGGCCCTGCGAGGATGAGGCGGAGGTCGGCCCATGTCAGAGGGGGGCTGTGGTTGTAGGGCTCGCCAAAATGCGTTGCGCTGATCGGCTTGTCGTCTCGCACCACTTCTGGCGCGGCTTCCGACCAGTAAGCTAGAACGGCCTCCACACGCTCTCGCGCTTCGGTGTAGGCTTTGAGGTCGGTCATTGGCCTTGTGTCCTCTTCCAGATTTGATGGGCGACCCAGCGTTCAGCGTCCTCATAGTCGAGCGTTTTTGGCGCGCTGGGGTCATCGTCGTTGCCGCGCTCCCCGGCCAATCGGGACGACAGAGCATCGCTTAGCGCCTCAAGGAGCCGCGTCGTCAGCCTCGGCGTGGCCATCACTCCCCCTCCGTCTTGAGAGCGGCGCGGGCGCGGTCCTGCCAGTCGCAAAGCATCGAAAGCGCGTGCGCGGCTCGACGGTCGTTCCTCCCCTCGTCGCCACTGTCGGCACAGGCCCATTGCGCCTCTGCCTCGCTGCGGAGTTGTTCAACAAGGTCCGGCGTGATGAGCGGCATGGTCGGATCGAGACGCGCGGATGCCTGCTCGTCGATAGTCTGGCGACAGACTTTCAGTGATGCCTCAGCCTCCTCCAGCGCCTCCCGCATCTTCCCTGCTGAACGGAGGGCGTCGGCAACGCCAGAGCCGTGCTTGGCGATGAAAAGCTCGTAGCCGTTCAGCCAGTCGCCGTCCTTGATCGACGAAACCAGCCCTTCCAACTCATCCGCCAGCTTGTTCAGGTCGGTCATCTCACTTGCTCCAAATAACGAGGTAAACAGCCGCGCCCAGCGCAGCGATGCAGATGGCTAGGGATAGGGTCTGGCGAGGGGTCATGCGCCTCGGGCCTTGGCGAGCGCGGCGCGCAGCCCGTCGATGGCTGCCATCGCCTGCTTCTGAAGGTCGCGGTCGGACTTACCGGTGATGATTTGTTGAGCGCCGGTTGTCCGCGCGTCCCACGCTTCAATCAGGCTTGCGGCGTGGTCGGCGAAGTCAGGACACGCGGCAATCAAGCGGGCGTTGGCTTCCTGTTCGTCCTCGCTCCGGCTTCCGTGAAAGACGTGCTTGCCGTCGCTGCTGACGTAGGTGTGAAGCCACGGGGCGCTATCTCTGCCGCCGTCATATTCCCAAGGCCCCGGCGTCCAAGCGTTCTTGGTCATTCTCTCTCTCCAAACAGATCAGGTTGCGCCAACCGTTCAGCGTGGTCGGCTCTGGCGTCAGCGTTGGCGGCCCAGGTATGCAGGACCGGCGCAAAGGCTCTCTGCGCTGGCGATGGGGAGCGTTCAAACACCCCGGCAGCGTGACGATGAGCAGCGGCTGCGAACCGGTAGCTGGAGGCGGTGAGGGGCTTCACGCTGCGTCCTCGTGTGTGTTGCAGTCGATCCGGTCGGACCCGGCCTGCCATGTGGCCCAGCGGGCGCAATAGCGGACGCCTGACGCGAGGGCGGGGCCGGTCATGTGGCGGCATGTTCCGCAGGGCGGATAGATCGCCGACAGAAGGTCAGGCTGGCGGCTCACGCTGCGTCCTCCCGCTCAAGGCTGACACCCTCACGGGCTGCGAAGGCGTGGAGCAGTTCGATAAGGTCCGACATTTCCGGGATCGTCAGCCGTGATGAGCGCATCCCCAGCGGGAACACGCCGTCGCCGTCCATCGTCGGGATAAACCGCGTTTCGTGGCCTAGCGCCTGCATCAACATACACTTGTATGTGTCGGGGTTCATCTTGACACCGTTGTGGAACGGGCGAAGCCGGGCGAGCGCCGTCAGTTCCGCCCACATGAGGCGGTTCTGGTCGTCCGTGCGGCGCTTCTCGCGGAACTCTACCTGGGTCCCGTCAGGCGCGTTTCTGCACCACTTGGCGGCGGCTTCGCGGTTGTCCTGCGTGTTCAGGATGATCAGGGGGCGGCTCATCGGTTCGCCTGTTCGGCTATCGCAAACCGCTCTCTGTGCTGCCAATCCAGTTCGGCGATCAGGTCCTCTACGGTATCCCCGTGGCCTGTCGCGTAGCTGTTGGCGATCATCCATGCGGCGAGGGCTTCGATAGCCACGGTTGGTCCACCGAGCATCACTCCGCAATCTGGGCAGTAGCTCATACCGCGCGCCTCTCTTCGACGATCTCAAAGCCGGGGATCGTGCGGACGCCGTTGCGCGTGTCGCGGTTCGCCAGCGACAAAAAGAACTCCTCGCAAGCCTGCCGGTCGGTCGTCCAGTAGTGGCGAGCGGCGGCGGTTCCGTCTGTCAGCTTCGGCGACCAGTAGGGGCGAAGGCCGGTTCCCGTGGTGGCGCTCTTGTCGGCCCGGTTCGCCAACTTGGCGGCGTGATCGGCTTCCCTGATCAGCCGCTCTGCGTCCTCACGGGCGGCGAGGTCATCAACCTGGGTCGCGCGCATCGCCTCCGCTGCGGCCTTCGCAGCGGCTTCCGCTTCCTCGCGGGCCTTGCGTGCGGCGGCGAGGGCGATGGCCTCCTGTGCCTGCCGCCAAGGGGTTAGAGCGGCCTTGCAGGCTTCGGCGGCGAGAACAGTCAGGCCGCGAACGGCTTTGGTATCAGAAATCAGCGGTGCGAACTTCGCCTGAACAGCCGCCTTACCTTCATCGAAGGGTCGGTTCTCTTCCTTGCGGGCCTCGTCAGCGGCCTTCTCGGCTTGGCGGATTTTATCCAGCAAGTTGGTGACAGCGGTTGCCATCGCCTCAGACGTGATCGGGTCGCTGTCCAAAAAGTTCTTGGCCTCGGCGTAGAGGTCGCGAATGTGGGCGTCGATTGCGCCGAAGGGGTCGGGCGGATTGTTTCCGCCGATCTGGTGGCTGGCGGGGAGGGTTGAGCCGTCCATCACGCGGCCTCCGAGAACGGGTCAGACGCGTTGTCCGCCACATCGTTTTCACTGGCGGCCTTGCGGAGCTTTTCAAGCCGGACGCCGTAGAGACGCCGCACTTCCAGCTTTTCGTCCTTGTCCAGATTGGCGATCATTTCGGCGTTCGAGGCGCTCCACTTCGACAGCGCCGCCTCCGTCTTGCAGAGGTCTATTGCCACGCCAGCGGCGAGAACAGCGCCGCTCTCCTGCGGTTCACGGGGCGGGGCCTTCGCGGGTGTCTTCGGCTCATCCTCGCCCGGCTCATCGGCGTGAAGGTCGCCCTTGTGCCAGAGGTCCAGAGCAGCCCCGAAACGCATGGCGGCGTTCCGCAGGGCGTCCCCGATCACTTCCTTTTCACGGGCGCCGGGATCAATGCCGGGCTTGGCGGCGGCGTGGCCGTAGCCGTTCCGCGACACTCCGCAGACGGTGAGCTTGATCCACAGCCCGCCGGTCTGGTCGAACGCGGGAAGCCCGTCACGGAAGGCCATCGGCTCCCATGACCAGAGCGGGTCAGCGTCCAGCAGCCGGTCGGTCAAAGCGGCGTGGCCGACATAATCCAGGTGGACCACATCGGGATGATGCCACGCACCGCAGAGCGTGCAGCGGATGCCCTTCTTGAAGTCCGCTTTAACGGCTTCGGTTTGCGCCTTCGTCGGCTTCGGCAGCTTGCTGATCTGGTGGGCCGGGAACGGCTCACGCAGCAAGGCAAGGCCGGTCACGGGTGCTGGTTTGGTCTTCTCGCGGGTTTCCGGCGTGCTCACAGTTCGTCTCCGTAAATATCGTCATGCAGAACAGCCGCAGCCCCAGCCATGAACGCGATGACCGCGATCAGACCCAAGTCCACCAGGACAAAGGCGAGGATGGCGGCGATCATTGGCCGTGCGCCTTGGCAAGAGCGGCGCGGTGAGCCGTCTCAGCGTCGCCGACGGCGTAGAGCAGGTTATCCCATGCCTTAGTTGAGTTGTTCGGATGCTCGCGCTCAAACTCTCGCTTGGCGTCGACCGCGGCCCAATAGGCGGCGCCAGTCTCCGCCAGATCAGGAGCGGCGGCTATCAGGCAGGCGTCCGGCTTGGCGTTTTCAAAACTCGCCGGGACGAGGGCAGTGATGCTCCACGCGATATTGTCGTCAGCAAGCTCTGCAACGACGTTGGTGGTGTTGCGGGTTGTCTCCTCGCAGAACCAAGGCCCCGGCGTCCAAGCTGGCGCGCTCACGACGCCACCGCCGGAATACCCAGGTCAGCCGAACCGGTCGGCAGCCCCCTAGCGCGGCGGATGGCGTCGTTCCGCCGTTCGGCCCGTTCGGCGTCTCGGAGGGACTGGCGTTCGGCTTGAACCGCAGCGGCCTTCTGACGGCGCAGAGCGGTTTCCATCGTGGCGGCCAACCGGCGCAACCGGATAGACGCGCGGAGGCCCTGCTCGATGGCCGCAAGCGTGGCGGTGTCGCCAGACGTGGCGAGCAGAACGCGACCGCTCTCGGTGTTGATGTTGAAGCCGAGGAGCTTGTCTTCTGCGGGGATGGGGTGGCGGTTGGTCATGCCGCCGCCTTCCGGGCACGCTTGGGCTTGGCGACCGGCTCCGGCGTCAGGGCGATACCCAGATCAACGGCCCGGCGCTCGATGGCGTCCAAAATCCATAGCGTCTCAGTCGCCTTGTTCGTGTCGGGATACCTGGCAGCGCCGTGCGCGCGGAAATCAGCAACCGTGAACCAGCGACAACCGGCCATGATCTTGACACCGCCCGCTTCGAGGGTGAACGCAAGGAAGCCATAGCCGTCGTCGCGCATGATCCTGGCGAAGCAGCGGGTGACGGGCTCGCCGTTGATTTTGGCCCCCGTCAGGTTGGCCCCCGTCAGGTTGGCCCCCGACAGGTTGGCCCCCGACAGGTAGGCCCCCGACAGGTCGGCCCCCGTCAGGTTGGCCCCCGTCAGGTCGGCCCGCGACAGGTTGGCCGCCGTCAGGTTGGCCCCCGTCAGGTTGGCCCCCGACAGGTTGGCCCCCGACAGGTAGGCCCCCGACAGGTCGGCCCGCGACAGGTTGGCCCCCGTCAGGTCGGCCCGCGACAGGTTGGCCCCCGTCAGGTTGGCCTTCTGCCCGATGGCAACTTTCACCGCCAAGCCCAGCCGAATCCCCGCTGGAGTATCGGCAGCGCAGGCAATTTCAACGGTGATCGGCGGGAGGCTGGAAAACCAGCGCCGGGCGATGGTGAATTGTTCGGTTCTCAAGTCAGCCTCCTGTGACGAAGATCAGGGCTAGAGGGAGAGCGACGCACCACAGCAGGGCTGCGAGCGCGTAGCGGGCGAGGGCGAGGGGGGTCATGCGCTTTGCTCCTGAATGAGATAGATGCCGCACGCAACCTGACGCCAGCGCACGGTGTCCGTAAAAGCCTCGTCAGCTTCGGCCCAGAGGACGCAAAGCCGGTCCCGTTCCCGCCCGGTAGCATCCCGCGCCATCGTCCAGAGCGTCCGGCGAATGTCGCGGATGGTGGTCAGGCTGATCGGGTGAACCTTGCCGGTGTGGTCGCGGAACACGGGGTCACCGCCCGCTTGCCAAAACACGCGGAAGCCACGGTTAAAGCGAAGGCGGGTGGTCCCCGGCGCGGGGGCTATCGAGCCGGGGACCGTTTCATCCAACGCGGGACCGCCCGGAATAACGGCAACGCGAGGGGTGAATGTTTGGGGGGCGCTCATACCGACCAACTCCGCGTGATGGTGCTGTAACGCTCCTCGCCAATGCAGGACTTGCAAGCCCAGCAGTCGAGAGCTTCGGCGTCGCCATCGCGGCGGGGATCGGTGAAGTGACCATCACAGATGCCGCAGGTAATCAGCTCGTCATGGATGGCGTCTTCGATGGGCGAGCCGTCCGCCAGATAGTCTGCGAGGAAGGCGAGGCCTTCTGCGGAATATGGATCAATCTGCATTGCGTGCCTCGTTGTCTTACACGCCAGAAGCCCGGCCACCTTTCGGCTCCGGGCTTGGGCGGGTTATCCGAGTAGGTGGTAAGTGGGTTAGGCCGAGAACTCGACGACCCAGACGGACGGCTTACCGCACTGTTCGAAGGCGTCCGCGGCGTCCATGAACGGGCCGTGGTCGGTTTCTTCCCGCTCGCGGCAATCGTCGGGCTCGCCAAACTCGGTGACCCAGATCAGGCCGAGGCTCTTGCGGACGGCGAACACGACCGGCTCGGCGAAGTAGCGTTGGCCCGCGTTCATCATGCTTTGTTCGTAGGTCATGTGGATGGCTCCCTGTTGGTGTCACCATAAGACGCCCCGCCGTAACGCCCGTCAACACCTAAATTGGCGCTTGACCGAAAAAAGTTTGCGGCTTACCGTAGCGCCATGATCCAGCTTGACCCCCTGATTATCGAGATCAAAGACCGCGCCTATCAGGCCCGCGTCCCCATTAGCGCCGTGATGAAAAGGGGCTGCGTTCGCGTTGCCACCTGGTCGGACTGGATGCGTGGAGCTGATCCGAAACTGTCCACGGTTCGCGTGGTGCAGAGGGCGTTGGAAGACGAGATCGCCAGCCGATCCTAACACCATTCGCGGCGCCCGTTCCTCCCCCGGAGGCGCTGCGAAGGGGCCGGTCAGCGCGCAACTGACCGGCCCCAACAGGGGGAGCAAAGGGGAGACACCATGTTCAAGCTGTTCAAAAAGCTCCGGCTCGCAAAGCTGGCCCGCGCCAGATCACGCGCGTTTATCGCCCATCGCGCCGCAATGGCCCGTGGCGACACTCGGGAAATCCATCACACGCGGGCGGCTCTCATGGCTGCGACGAATGACATTCTGCGGGCGGAGATTCGCCGCTAGTGCGTGAGCCTGTCGGCCCAACCCCGCGCAAGGCGATGACGAAGGCAAGACGGCTTCGGTTGTTTCTTGCCTGCAACGGTCGCTGCGAATGCGGGGCCAAGGTCCCGATGGAAGGAACGGTCATAGATCACCGCATCCCGCTTTGGATGGGTGGCGCGGATGATGATGCCAACCTGCGGTTTTTCTGCCCCGCCTGCGACAAGCCGAAGACCGCGAAGGACGCCACTGTCAGGGCCAAGGTCAAGCGCATCATCGCCAAGTCTGACCCAGACACCCGCAAGCCATCCCGCATGAAATCCCGCCCGTTCTCCAAGGGGAGCAGGCCCATACCATCAAGGAAGTTCGGACAATGACGAGAACGTCTGGAAAGACCAATCTGCACTGGTCACAACGCGGCATAGACATTACCCAGAAGCCTTTGGACCTGGGGCCGGGTGACGCTGTTTACGTCCGCAAGGTGCTGGCCCTTGGGGGCTTTATCTACAACGCTCGGCTTCCCGATGGGCGGATTGTGACGGTGCGGCCATGACCATCTGGACCGACGAGAAACGGGCCGAAGTCGCCAAGCTCTGGCAGCAGGGCTTTTCCGCAACGATCATCGGGCGGCAATACGGCGTCAGTCGCAATTCAATCATCGGGGTTGTGCATCGGATGGGGCTGAGTGGAAGCCGCGCCGGGCCGTCCATCTCCATGAGAGACAGCGCCAAATGGTCCCCCGAACTGGACGACAAGCTGCGGGAGATGGCGAAAAACAAGGCCAGCCGTCAGGACATGGCCGACGTGCTGGGGTTCACCTATAATCAAGTCCTGTCCCGCACGCGCACGCTGAAAATCTCCATCATCGACGCCCGTTCGTTTGTCCTGGCTCCGTTCACCGGAGCCGGTCGCAATGGTACCGATTCCGCAAGGCGCAAGCGCGAGCTGGGTCAGAGCAAGGCCCCCGCCCGTATCGTCTGCGAGGCTGCCGATCCCAACATCAAGGGCTGCACTGTCCTGACAATCCCCGCCCGTGGGGCCTGTAGATGGCCGCTGACGGGCTCGGGTGCTGATTTGGTCATGTGCGGTCAACGGTCGGGGGATGCGACCTACTGCGGAGAACATGAGGCGCGAGCCTATAACGCCCCCGCCACGACCGGAAAGCAGCTTTACAGGAGCGTTCGCCGCTATGCCTGACAACTTCCGCCGTGTTGACGCCCCCGACGTTCTGGCGACGTTTGCGGGGTTCTCTGAGATGATGGACCGGCTGCACGTTCAGCCCGTGACGGTCACGCCTCAGACGATTGGCCCGATCATGTATCAGAAGCCGTGGGCCTACCAGGAGGACCGGCTCGTCGAAATGTATCGGCTTGGCTGGTCCTATAAGCGGATGGCCGATGAGTTGGGACGAACGGTGAATGCTTGCAGGGCCCATCTGCGTATGATCGGCTACGGTCGCGTCTAATGGCGGCGGTTCTGAGCCTTTGGAAAGGCTGGATCAGCACCGCCCCGACGATGGCCAAGATTGCGGCACGGGTTGCGGCGGATCGGCGCGTCTCAGTCGCTGAGTTAAAAGGATCGAGGCGGGACGCTTGGCTGGCCCGCGCTCGCCAGGAAGCCATGTGGCTAATGCGTCAGGAAGGCCGGTGGACACTCCCTCAGATCGGGCGTTTTCTAAACCGCGACCACTCGACCGTCATTCATGGGATACGGGCGCATGAGCGACGCATTGGACAGAACATTGAAATGAGTTAGACACGTCGGGCAGGGAGCGTCCAACCGCTCAACCTGCCCGCTGACCACCGGCTAAAGGAACAAACGCCGATGAACGCCGAGAACATACTTTCCCCGCCTCCGAACTACAAGCCGAAGCGATGCTGCGAATGCGGCAAGCGGCCATTTTTTCAGGTCGGAGACGACGGGCCGGGCTGGAAGTGTGAGTGCGGGGCCTTTGCCGCCGCTACCCCGACAATGGAAGTCAACGGGCGTCCAGCTCACCGCGAAACCCATGACCTTCGCGTGGAGGCGATGGGGCTGTTTAACGCCCTGGTGGAAGACATTCACCGGTTTATGGGCGGCCCGCCATACAAGGCGAGGAGCCGGGCCTATAACATGGGCTCTGCCATCCTGAAGAAGCCGCTGTCTTTCCGGTATCTGTCAGCCGATCAAGCCCGCAAACTCATTCGGGCGTGGTCCGTGGGATGAGCGCGCCGCCGTTCATGCAGCTTTATGTCGCCGATTATCTGGGCGACACGCGCCATTTAACGACGGAGCAGCATGGCGCGTATTTGCTGCTGTTGATGACCATGTGGCGTGTCGGTGGAAGCCTCCCGAACGACGCTAAAACGCTGGCGCGGCTGGCGGGCTGCACTCAGTCGCGCTGGTCGAAAATTGGGGCCGCCGTGGTGGCGTTTTTTGACAATGACGGAAGCAATTTGGTTAGCCGACGGCTCATGCTTGAGCTCGAAAAAGCGCAAGAAAAGTCGATCAAACGTGCCGAAGCTGGAACTCGCGGCGGTGTGGCTAAGTCATTGAAAAATAACGCGCAGCCTGTGGCAATTGCTACAGTTTTGCCAGAGCATTCTTCAGAACCAGAGTTAGAACCAGAAAGTAAGAAAGAAACAGAGGCTACCGCCTCTGCAAAGACAATCGAACCGAAGGCCAAGGGCTCCCGTCTTCCTGACGACTGGACGCCCGATCCCGGAGGCTATGCCTTCGCCACCGCTCAGGGTATGACAGACGAGGAGATCACCCTTGAAGCCGATAAGTTCCGCGATTTCTGGTGCGCTAAGCCGGGTGCAGGAGGCCGCAAGTCCGACTGGCCCGCAACATGGCGGAACTGGTGTCGCAACCGAAGAGCAGGCCCGCGCGTGGCTGGTGGGGCGAGACCCGGTGGCTACGGACAAGGCCCTTCGGACTTCGCTTCAATCATCGCTGAGCGTCGAGGTCGAGCCGGTGTTTGAATGGCGCTACCCCCCCGACAAGCCCGCTTATCGCGTGGCGAAGGGCTGTCAGGTCGGCGGTGTTGGCGCGAACCTCCCGGCGGCCTATCGCAAGGTTGAAGCGGCGATGGCGCCGCCGACCACGGAGCAGGCCGAAAACTGGCTGGCGATGCTCCAGGTGGCGACAGCAGGCGGGCGCAAGTCGCAGGAGGCGGCGATGCTGACGCTGGCGCTTTACGCTGGCGCCCTGAAGCGATACCCCGCCGACGTGGCCCTGAAGGCGTGCGAGGAACTTGCCGTGCGCTGTAGCTGGTTCCCGACGCTGGGGGAGATTGTTGCTGAGTGCGACCGCTACGCATCCCCTCGCCAAGCCATGCTGACGGGTATCGAGAGCGCAATGGTGAGGTTTAACAGCCAATGACCGACCGCCTCATCTACACGCTGAGACAAGCCCTGAAGCTGAAGACGGGATCATGGTTTACGCCTGCCCAGGTCGAGGACCTTCTCGCATATCTGCGGAAAGAGGGCGTTGACGTTCGGGAGGTGGTCGAGTGATCGGAAAGGAAGATTTGATGGCATCCCGGGACCACGCCCTGACAGCCGGTTCTGCACTGGACACCCATTTCAAAGAGGCCGCCCCGGTCTGGCGTGAGGCGATGAACGGCCTGCACATTTTCGCGCGGGCCACGAACTGCCCTTTGGGGTCCGATGTAATCCAGTGGTTCGCCAGCGAGACGGTGCGGTTCCACGAGGCCATAATCGCGGAGCGCGAGGTTGACCGCATCATGGCCCTGACCGATGCGGAGGTGATCGCCGAAGCCGTGGCCCGGGGTGATGACCCGGAAGCCATCGCCGCCGAAATGCGCGCGCGCATCAAGGCCGCCCTTTCCAGTGCAAAACCGGCCTCCAATGCAGTTCCCGGGATGAACCCTAAATGATCCCCCGCATCTCCGAAGCCCTAGACGCAGAGCTAATCCACCAGGGCAAGCCCATCGCCAACGTTGACGCTGAACGTCTGGCTATCGCTGCAATCGAGGAACTGGCGACCCAGCTTGCCAACGAAGGGTTCTTACACCCTGCCCGGTGGCTTCGCTCTCAGATTGGGGAGAAGGCATGACCATCCCAGAACCATCAAACGACGACGAATACATGCCGACAATGGACGAGATTATGCACGCCATTGCCAACGGTCGCCGAAGTTGGGATCAAGCGGGGATCAACGCCATGCTGATGACGGCTTGGCTACTCGAAAACGGCTGGACGCGGCCCGAGCGGGGGGTGTTGAACTGATGTCCTGGTTCGTCGCCTACACCGGCCTTCGCCAAGAGCGCCGCGCCGCCGCCTCCCTCGCTGAACGCGGGATAGAGGCTTACGTCCCATGCGAAAAGCATCTGCGCTCGCACGCCCGCATCAAAGACACGGTAGAACGCCCGATCCTGCCGCGTTACCTGTTCTTCCGCCTGAACGAAGGCCAGAGCTTCTACACGGTCAAACAGACAGACGGCATTGATGGCTTCATCGGCGCGGGCCATCCCCAGGCTATCCCGTTTGAGTGGGTCCACGAAATCCGCGAACGTGAGCGGGCAGGGCATTTTGACTACACCCAAGGCAAGGGCATAACCTACGCCAACGGCGAGGCGGTGAAGATCATCGGAGGCCCCTTCGCCGGGATGCTCGCCACGATCATGGAAGCCAAGCCGGGCGCAAAGCGGGTTGCGGTGTTCATCAAGGCGCTCGGGAGGCTTACGGGAGGCCCTGCGAAGATTGCTGTTGGGGATTTGGAGAGGGCGGCTTAACGCCACCCCTTGCGGTTTCCAGCGAATTGATCCACAAGATGCGGTAATGATGCTTCGCATCTGGGGCCAACGGCGCACCACGCGGCAACGCACGCCAGAACCCGGTGACGGCAAAGCCCGTTCACCACGTTAGCGCAAGCGTCTCTAAAACGCTTACGCTCCTCCTAAAACGATTATCCCAATTCGCCGCCGGTCAGGTCCCAACTCGCAAAGCGCATACATGACCGCTAGACCGCGCGGCGGACCCTCATCCCATCTTCATGTTCGGCGCTGCGGCAATGGCTGATTGATGGTATCCCTAGTCAGGAAGCCGAACGAGGTCTGACACCATGCCTGCCGAAACCGCATCGCCGGAAGACACGTTCAGGACTGCTCTCCGCGTTGCAATGCTCGACTATGCCGCTGCGACCAGGAAGACCGTTACGGTTAGCTGGTCCCATGACCCGAACGCCGACGGTCAGCTTCAGGTCGTGTTTAACGAGCCGGTTAGCTGATGGCCGACGATCCCCGAAATAACGGGGAGAAAACGCCGCGAGCCATGCCTGAGGGCAAGAGGTTTGAGGCGGGCAACCCCGGAAGGCCGAAAGGCGCCAGGAACAAGCTCGGAGAGGCGTTTGTCTCCGCTCTGCATGACGACTTTGCAGAGCATGGCGTGGGCGCGCTGGCGAAGGTCCGCGAGGAAGACCCGGCGGCTTATATGCGGGTTATCGCTGGCCTGCTTCCGAAAGAGTTCAAGATAGAAACCACGAGCGACCTCACCGATGAGCAGCTTGACGCTCGAATCCGAACCCTCGCAAGTGTCATTGGGCTTCAAGTCGGAACTGGTGTCGCTGCTGGAGGAGCGGGCGAGGCGGGCGAGGCGCAACCGTCTCAAGACGTATCGGCCATACACTAAGCAGCGAGAGTTTCACGAGGCGGGCGCGGATCATCGCGAGCGGCTTTTGATGGCGGGTAATCAGCTCGGCAAGACATTCTCCGGCGCTGCTGAAGTGTCGTTTCACCTGACCGGGCTTTATCCCGATTGGTGGGCTGGTCGGCGGTTCGACAAGCCAACGCGGTGGTGGGCTGGGTCAAAGACCGGCGAAGTGACCCGCGACGGTGTGCAGCGTCTTCTGGTCGGTGAGCCGAAAGACCGCGCCAAATGGGGCGAGGGGTTTATCCCCGGCGATTTGCTGGTGGACTGGTCGATGCGTCAGGGCGTGCCCGATGCGCTCGATAGCGTGCTGGTCAAGCATGTGAGCGGCGAAACGTCCACGCTCGGGTTCAAGTCCTACGACCAGGGCCGGGAGAAGTGGCAGGGCGAGACGCTGGACGGCGTGTGGTTCGATGAGGAGCCGCCGCAAGACATCTACATGGAAGGCCTGACGCGGACGAACGCGACCGGCGGAATGGTGTTTCTGACGTTCACGCCGCTGCTGGGCATGTCGGACGTGGTGAGCATGTTCCTGATCGCTGAGGCTGACCAATGAGCCGCCACGTCACGACCATGACGATTGACGACGCGGAGCATTACACGCCGCAACAGCGCGCGGAGATTGTCGCGAGCTATCCGGCCCATGAGCGCGAGGCGCGGACCAAGGGCGTCCCCATTATGGGATCGGGCCGCGTGTTTCCGGTCACGGAAGAAAGCATCATTGTTGAACCCTTCGCCATCCCAAAGCACTGGGTTCAGCTTAACGGCATGGATTTTGGGTGGGATCACCCGTTTGCCTGCGTCAACATCGCTTGGGACAAGGATGCAGACTGCATCTACGTCACGCGGGAATATGCGGCGCGGGAATCGACGCCGATCATTCACGCGGCTGCGATCAAGCCCTGGGGGGTGTGGATACCGTGCGCGTGGCCCCATGACGGCCTGCAACACGACAAGGGTTCTGGCGAGCAACTGGCTGAACAGTATCGCGCCCAAGGGCTCGAAATGCTGCACGAGAAGGCCACGTTTGACGACGGCTCTAACGGCGTTGAGGCGGGCATCACGGAAATGCTTACGCGGATGGAAACGGACCGCTGGAAGGTGTTTCGAACCTGCGTCGGCTGGATTGGCGAGTTTAGGCTTTATCACCGCGAGAAGGGTCTGATTGTGAAGGTCAAGGACGACCGGATATCAGCATCCCGCTATGCGATGATGATGCGCCGTATGGCTCGCGCTGGTCCGCGTGTAGCTCAGGAAGCAAAACCGCGCCCGCAAGGCGCTGGCGGGTGGATGGGATGACGGACGACGAGATTCTGACAGAAGCGCGGGGCCTGTTCGAGCTTGCGGCGGAACGTGAGAACGTCAACCGCATTGACGCGCTCGATGATATCCGTTTTGCGCGCCTGTCCGAACAATGGGACCCGCAAGTCATCCAGCAGCGCATGTCGGAAGGCCGCCCTTGCCTGACCATCAACAAGATGCCCGCGTTCATTCGCCAGGTGGTGAACGACGCTCGCCAGAACGCGCCATCCATCAAGGTGCTTCCGGCTGACAGTGGCGCCGATCCGGAAACCGCCGAAATCATCAACGGCCTGATCCGCAATATCGAGGTCACGAGTGACGCGGACGTTGCCTACGACACGGCGCTGGAGAGCGCGGTGGTGGGCGGGTTCGGCTTCTTCCGGATTGATTACGACTACTCGACCGACGACACGTTCGAGAAGGACCTGAAAATCTGTCGCATCGCCAACCCGTTTGCGGTGTTTGCCGATCCGTTCTCTACGGCTTGCGACAGCAGCGACTGGAACGTCGCGTTCGTGGTGGACAAGATCACGAAGGCTGAGTTTGAGCGCCGGTTCAAGGACAAGGACCCGGTTGATTGGGATGGCATGGGCTACGTTGGCCTGGGCAATCCGTGGTTCGATGACATCGCCGACGAGGTGATGATTGCGGAATACTGGACCCGCGAAGAGGTTGAAAAAACCATCTACGGCCTAACGAGTGGCGAGGTGGTGGATTCCAAAACGTGGGAGATGCACCAGGCTGAGTTTGAGGCCTCTGGCGTGTTTATCCAGGGCGAGCCTCGCGTTGCCCGTTCCTACAAGGTCACGCAACGGGTTATCAGCGGCGCTGAGGTGCTGGAAACGAACGACTGGCCCGGAAAATACATCCCCATCGTTCCGGTCTATGGCGACGAGGTTAACGTTGAGGGTCGGCGCTATTTCCGCTCCCTGATCCGTGACGCCAAAGACGCCCAGCGCATGTTCAACTATTGGCGCACGGCCTCGACCGAACTTGTCGCATTGGCCCCCAAGGCTCCCTTTATCGGGCGCGTCGGGGCGTTTGATAGCGATGCGGAAAAGTGGGCGACGGCCAACACGGCAACGCACGCTTACATGGAATACGACGGGCCGGAGGCTCCCCAGCGTCAGCCGTTTGCTGGACCTCCCGCCGGGGCGCTGCAAGAGGCGCTGAACGCCTCCGACGACATGAAGGCGATTATCGGCCTGTATGACGCCAGTCTGGGCGCACGGTCGAACGAGACGAGCGGGCGGGCTATCCTGGCGCGTCAGAGGGAAGGGGACGTTTCGACGTTCCACTTCATCGACAACCTGTCGCGGGCCATCCGTCACGCTGGCCGGGTGCTGATTGACCTGATCCCGGCGGTTTACAATACCGCCCGCGTGGTTCGGGTCATGGGGCCGGAAGAGAAGCCGGAAACGGTCCAGATCAACCAGCCGTTTGAAAAGCAGGGCGAGGAAGGCCCCGAGCTGGACGAACAAGGCAACCCGGTGTTGGGGATGTATGATCTCAGCGTCGGCAAGTATGACCTGACCGTCAAGGCTGGCCCAAGCTACACGACGCAGCGCCAAGAGGCTGCGGAACAGATGATGCAGCTAATTCAGTCGTTCCCGGCGGCGGCTCCCGTGATCGGGGACCTCATCGCGGCGAACCTCGATTGGCCGGGTGCGGATGACATTGCGGAGCGTCTCAAGGCGCTGTTGCCTCCCCAGGCTGGAGCGCAAGAGGGCGGTGTTCCGCCTGAGCTTCAGCAAATGATTATGCAGGGTCAGCAGCAGATTGAGACGCTTACGGCTGAGAACGCCGCTCTCAAGGCTAATCAGGAAATGAAGCAGGCCGAATTGAAAATCAAAATCGCTGATCTCCAGATCAAGGCGAAGGCCGCTGAGACAAATCAGTTTCAAGCTGAGACAGAGCGTATGCAGGCTGTCTCCGCTATGCAGAACCCGCCGCAAGGCTGGTCCGGACAAGCCTAGAGCATCCGGTCACTAAACCCCATAGGACAACATGGCTGACGAAACCGACCAGGCCGTCGAAGGCGAAACTGCGCCCGAAACGGAAGTCGAAAACACCGAAGTCGCGGCAACCGAACCCGAACTGGACGATGACGGCAATCCTGTAGAGCAGGACGACGCCGAAGCCGAACCGGAAGAGGACGAGGAAGTCGACGTCGACGGGGCGAAATACCGCATCCCGAAGGCGCTCAAGGGCGCCCTGATGATGCAAGCGGACTACACCCGCAAAACGCAGGAACTAGCCGAACAACGCCGGGAACTGACGCAAGCCGCTGCGCTTGCGGGCCAGCAATCCGAGGCAGTCGTTCAGGCCAAGGCCGTGGTGGTCGCACTCGACGCCCGGCTGGAGGAATACGATAGCTATGATTGGGACGCATGGGAGGTGCGCGTTCAGCAGCTTCAACAGGCCGGAAGGTCTGACGAGGCTCAACAGGACGCGCTCGCCCTCCAGGCGGCCTATCGGACGCATCAGCGACTGAAAGAGGCTCGTCAGGAAGCCCTGACTACAGCCGAAACGACGACGCGCGCGGAGGTCGAAAGGCAGCGTGAAGCCCACGCCAGGCTAATCGACGAAGGCCAAGCCGTCCTGAAACGAGACATTCCCGAGTGGTCACCCGCTCTGGCGACAAAACTTGTGGAGTTTGGGGCCAAGACGTTCGGCTTCGATCCGCAGGAACTCGCCGGAATCGCTGACCCTCGCGTGGTCAAGGTCCTGCATACGGCGTTCAAAGCCGCACAGGGCGAGACCAAGGCCAAAGCCGCGCAAAAGCTCGCCGCGACACAATCCATCAAGCCGGTCACGAAGGTTGGGGCTGTTACGGCTCCCGCTCTGAAAGACCCGGACAAGATGAACGCGGACGAGTGGAGGCGCTGGCGCGATGCACAGGTGCGGAAGCAAAACCGCGCCTGATCCCCTCAATGACGGGCTATTCTGATAGCCGGTAGTTGGGAAAGTTCTGCGAAAAACACCGTTTCCGTAGCGTGTGTCTTTTTTCCCCAAGCGCCAACCCGGCCTTGGTGAACGAGGCATAGGCTACACCGTTAACCACGCACCCTCGGGCGTTGTGGCTGTTCTCGCTCATGCGGGACTTGGCCGCGTCGCTCACCTTCGTCCCTACGGGCCGTGGCGGCGGACGTGACCCGATGCGAAGTGAAGCCTCGCGCTGCTTCTGTTTGGTCGCCTCTGACGTTTTCGACCCAAGGCGAAGATTGCGAAGCCGCTGCTTGCCCTCCGGGGACATGTTGCGCCCGCGAGGGATGTCCTGGTGATGGTCGCCCATGTGTTCTTTGGGTGTAACCCACATCAGGTTGTCGGCGCGGTTGTCGGTTTTGTCGTGGTTGATGTGATGGACCAGTTTCGCGCCACCGCGCGTCTCTAGCCAACAGATCGCAACGACGCGGTGAGCAAGTCGCCGCCTTCCGAGCATCAAATACCCGAGAGGGTGGCTCGTTGGCTTATGTGGCTTGAGATATCGCAGGAATTTGCCGCACCGCGACGCTGCGTAAATGTGGTCGAAGAAACGATATTCGATCCCGTTAACCAAAATGCTTTGCACGCGCGCATCCTTTCCCGGCTCCGTTCAATCGGTAGGCCTATCTATATAACAGGAAAGTTTGGACTTCTATGGCAAACACCATCCTCACCCCAACCGCCGTCACCCGTGAAGCTCTGCGTGTTCTGCACCAGAAGCTGAACTTCGTCGGCACCATCAACCGTCAATATGACGACAGCTTCGCCAAAACCGGCGCGAAGATCGGCGACAGCCTCAAGGTCCGCCTGCCGAACCAATACACGGTTCGTTCTGGCGCTACCCTTTCGGCGCAGGACACCACAGAATCGAGCGTGACGCTTCAGGTTGCGACCCAAAAGGGCGTTGACCTGAACTTCACCAGCGTGGACCTGACTCTGAGCCTTGACGACTTCTCGTCGCGCATCCTTGAACCGGCTATGGCGGTCCTTGCGGCCAACATCGAAGCCGACGCCATGAACATGTATAAGGACGTTTACCAGCAGGTGAACAACCAGGGTTCGGCGGCGACCTTCGCGAAAGTGCTGCAAGGCCGGAAAATCCTCGTGGACGCTCTGGCCCCGCTGTCTGACCGCACCTGCAACCTGAATACTCAGGATAACGTGGACCTCGTGGACGCGCTGAAAGGCCTGTTCAACGATCAAGCCACGCTTTCCAAACAGTATAAGGAAGGCATGACGGGCCGCACGGCTGGCTTCGACTTCTTCGAAAATACCCTGTGGCCGACGCATACGCGCGGCGCTGAATCCGGCTACCTCATCAACGGCGGCTCCCAGACGGGCGCTACCCTGACTGTGGACACCGGCACTGGCGCGGGCGTGGTCGGCGATGTGTTCACCATCGCTGGCGTCTATCGCGTTCACCCGGAAACCAAGGCCTCGACCGGCGTTCTGCAACAGTTCGTTGTTACCTCGACGTTCACGTCGGGCGCGACGAGCATCGCTATCAGCCCGTCCATCGTGACGAGCGGCGCCACGCAGAACGTCTCCGGGGCTCCCGCCGACAATGCCGCGATCACCTTCGCTGGCACGGCCTCGACGGCTTCGGGTATCTCGCTCGCCTACCACAAGGACGCGTTTACCTTCGCGACCGCCGACCTGTTCATGCCCAAGGGCGTGGACTTTGCCGCGCGTGAAGTGATGGACGGCGTGTCCATGCGGATCGTGCGTCAATACGACATCACCAACGACAAGTTCCCTTGCCGTCTCGATGTCCTCTACGGCTACAAGACGCTTCGCGCGTCTCAAGCCGTCCGTCTGGCCAACAACTAGACAAGGGAGGGGGAGGGGCAACTCTCCCCCTTACTCTTATGACCTTCAAAACCGACACATGGCTTTACCGTGGCGACGAAGCCCGGCTGTTCCTGGCAGGCGAAGCCCTCCCCGGCGGCGACTGGTCTGATACGCCCGGCGTTCCTGCGTCCCCGCTTGACCATGACGGCGACGGCAAGCCCGGCGGCTCCAAGCCTCGCGGCAGGCCACGTAAGGCGACCTGATGGCCCTTTCCACCACAACCGAACTCAAGGCCGCGCTGGCGACGTTCTCGCAACGGACGGACCAGACGAGCAATTGGGGCGATTTTATCACCCTGGCAGAAGCGCAAATGGAGCGCAGTTTGCGTGTTCGCCCGATGCTGCTGCGTTCGGATGCGACCGTTAACGAGGAGTTTGAAGACTTCCCGTCGGATATGATTGAGCCGGTGAGCTTCATCCTGACGACAACGGACCCGGTTGTTCCGCTCGATTACATCGACCCGCGCAACCTCAATCAACTGAAATTCGGCGATGCGCTGATCCAACAGGAATCAATCGGCCTGACGGGCATCGTTCCTGCAACCCCGCTTTATTACACGGTGGTCGGGCCTCAGTTTCAGTTCTTCCCGGCTCCTGACACGTCTTACACGGGCGAATTGACCTATTATCAGCGCCTCCCGCCGCTCTCGGTGAATACCCAAAACTGGCTGCTGTATCGCCATCCAGACGCCTACCTTTACGGGGCTCTGGTTCAGTTCGCGATCTACTCCCAGGACGAACGCCTTAGCGCATGGACGGACGCCTATACGACGGCAATCCAGGCCATCATTGACGCTTACCCGAACCCAACAAACAAAATCACCCTGCGGACCGAAGTGCCCCTTCGTCGCCGCTATTTCTGGAACCGATAGCCATGTCAGACAGACCAGCTCTTGACGCGACGACGCAGGCCCGCTGGGTCGCTGAAACCGTTTCGATTAGCCCGACGACGGGCCTTCCCTACGCGGGGGTATCGTCGCCTTCCGGGTTCATGGACGGAACGATTGTTCTTCCCTACGGCAAGCCTTACGAGGCCGCCGGAACCGTGACCCCGCTAACGACTGCCTACGCCGCTGCACAGGCGATGGGCGGCCTGATTACGATAGACATCGGGGCGGCTGTAGGTTCCTCGATGGCGAACGAGTGGATTCGCGTGTTTCAGATTTCCACGATCCTTCGCGCCAACGCCGCGCCGACCAGTCAGACGTTGGCGCCGGTCCTGTTCAACGCCAACCCGTCCGCTTCGACCTTCACTGACCAAGTTACTTCATCGCTGGCTTCGGCGGATTACGCCAAGGTGGTTTCGTGGATTTCCGGCTCGGCTAGCGGTGGCTCTGCGGTGGTCGGTAACGCCGTCGCATGGCTGCAACAGTGGACCTCACAGAACGCGTTGATGGTTCAGTGCGACGCGGAGGGCAAAATCTATATGGCCCTGATGGCGGGCGGCGCTCTGACGCCGGGAGCGGGGGCCGCGATTAGCTGGCGTCTCCAGTTTGGGGCTGACGCTTAATGGTCACGACCTGGACGCCTCAAACCGCCACGGGAGAACCGGCGGAAAACGCTGAGGTTCCAACCTACATCACTGAAGAGGTTAACGCTCAGGCGGTAATCGCCGTTGCGGCTGAGGTCGCGGCTGCGGCATCGTCTGGCGGCGCCCTCTTTATCGCCGTTGCGGCTGGCGTTGCCTCAGTCGCGGCGCAAGGGGTTACGTCAACCGCTCTGGTAGCGGCCCAAGGCGTTACGTCGGTCGGACTTGTCGAAACCGCCGGGGATGACCAGACCGCTCTGGTTGTTGCCGAAGGTGTTACGCAAGTCGGCTTGGTCGAAGCTGAGGGCACGGCCCAGCTTGCGCTTATCGCGGCGGCCAATGCGGGCGATCTATACGCCAACACGGCGGCGGGTTTGGCGGCTACGGCCAGCGGATCGTATTTCGCCACGCCCGGCACGGATGGGGCGGCGCTTAACTACTACCTCGACAACGCCGGAACCGCCGTTCTCACGGCTCAAGTCTGGGGCTCGGACGCCGCTAACCCCCAGACGCTTCGTCAGGTGCAAAGCCGCTATGACTGGCAGGTTTCGAGCGGCCTTCGTGACTATCCCGCGCTTCTGCCGGTAACGCCCTATGCGTGGACGTTCACGGGCGGCGGGGCGCTTGCTGACGGCATCGTCACGCTTCCTGCTGGCGCTACCTGGGTCAGCCCGAATCTGAGCTTCTCGCCGTTCAATGCGGCGGGGAACATGTATTGCTACATCGCCGTAACTGGCGAGACGACCGGCGCGCTTGAAATCCGTATCCACAACGCCGGAACGACGATCAAGGCGGGCAGCACGACCACGCAACCGTCTGCGGGTGTCTATCGCCAGACGTGGAGCAATACGGCCCCCTTGGCGTTCGTCACCATCACTGTGACCAACGTAGGCGCGACGTCGGTTCAATGCGGTATCCCGGAGGTGACGGCAAGCGATACGGCTTACCTCCCCCGAATGCAGTTTTGCTCTGATCGGACGATTGTTGAAGAGAACCGCCGGGTCATTGATTGGGATTTGATTGCCCCTTACGCCCGATGGGGTGCGGATCATTCTACCCGTGTCATGGACGAGGCGCTGATTACGGTCGCCTTCGACAGTGTGAACGGCTCGGACGCGGCGGCGGGAACGCGCTACGCCCCCAAACAAACGCTCGATGCGGGCTCTACGCTGTCGCAGGACGCGCGGGTCGGGTTCAAAAACAACAGCGTGTGGCGGGAATCCTATAACGACCTGGGATCGTCCACGAAGGGCATCCGGCTGCAAAACTACACAGACGGTCGGGTGGGTCAGGACCTCCCGATCATCAAGGGGTGTCTTTCGCTCTCCGGCTACACGTGGACGCTTGAAAGCGGGACTTGCTGGAAGACCACATACACCTGCGATGCGGCGGCGACGTCTTACGACGGATATTCTTACGTCAAGGTCATTGAAACGACCGTAGCTGACGCAACAGCGGAACCGCTTGGATCAACCCAGGCTCTGACGCGCGCGTCATCCAAGGCTAACTGCATTGCCACGGTCGGCAGCTTCTTCACCGAAGACACGACCAGCACAACGCGCACGGTTTACGTCAACCCGAACGACGGCATTATCCCCTCGTCTTCGACGCTCTACACCTATGAGGCCACCAACCGTTATTGCGTGGTCAACTGGGTAGCCGGTCAATCGCGTATGGCCGTAATGCAGGGAATAGAGGTCTATGATAGCGCCTTCGGTTACGGCGCGATCTCTGGCGGCCCCAACAGCATGTTTGCGGGCATCATCGCCTCACACGGCGGGACGCATACGCTGAAGATGGAAGCGGGCGAGGTCCGCGACTTCATCATGTATAACCGGGGGTTCACGTCCTCCAGCGCGGGCAACTGCTACATCTCGCCAAGCGCCAACGGCTACTCCTGGCGATGGACGAACGGGATGGCTTACTATTGCTATCCCTCGCCGTTCTATAGCCACAGCGCCGCAGGGACGTTCACGTCCGGGGAATACTCCTATATCTGGGTAGATGGCGAACGGCAGTCGAACGGCGCGCTGATTATGGGCGACGGGTTCGTCTGTGACAGCGTGTCAGAGGCGCTTATTGAGTGGTGCTATGTCAAAGGGCGCCAGCGCAATGGACGGGCGGGAACCTACGTTGATCCGTGCGCCGCAACGCTGCAAAACTGCCTGTTTCGGGAACAGGGGATTTTCTTCTCTCACGCCCTGACGCGCAATTGCATCGTGCAGATTGAAAATCAGTCTGACCCCAACAGCGTCAACAATCGCAACTCCATCATGTGTCGTCTTTCGCAGGCGGACATCGTGGAAAACTGCCTCGTTCACGCCACAAATACGGACGTCTCCGGCTATCCGGCTGGCTTGGCGGACTATTCGACCAGCATTTACGACATCGTTCAGCTCGGGGCGAACACGCCCAACGCTCGCAAGAATATCTTTCTGGTCGAAACCATGCTCGCGACCTCGCAGAGCATCGTGCAGGAAACCGGGACGGCGGCGTGGGCGTCGAATGACAACATCTATATCTTCTGCGTCCCCGGAAACATCGTCAGCTTCAAGTCTGGCGGCACGGGCTCAAAGTTCACTGTCGCGGCTTATCTGGCTGAGTTCACGGGCCACGACACGACGTCGCAATTCTTTGACCTGCGGGACGATCCGCGCGGGGCTCAGGCGGTGTTTGTCGATCCTGCTAACGGTGATTATCGCTGGGCGCAAACTGAGGTCGCGGCTGCGATCAAAGCGGCGGCTTTGTCTTTGGGCGCCGGGCCGGAATGGACTATTGCTCAATGGCCGACCATGCCGACCGTGGATGAGGCCCGCGCCATGCTCATAAAGGCTTACTGATATGGGAAACACTACCAATTACGGCTGGGAAATTCCCGACAACGGGGCCGATACCGACACCTGGGGGACCATCCAGACAACGCTGTATCAGGCCATTGATACGGCGATGTTTGCGGCCACGCTCAAGAACGGAACGCGGCCCTTCACCGGCAAGCAAACCTTTCTGACTTCGGCGGCGGGGGGTAGCGGTTACGCCTCGTTCAATGTTCCGCCGGGCGCGGCTCCGACGACCAACCTTGCCACGGGTGACGTCTGGGCCACGGCTTCGGCGCTGTTCTACCGTCTGAGCGGGTCAACGGTCACGCTGGCGACCCTTGAGGGCTCGGCGTTCACGGGGCCTGTCTCGTGCGCCTCAACGCTCACGCTTGCGGGCAATCCGACGACGGCGCTGGAAGCGGCGACCAAGGGCTATGTGGACAGCTTTACGTCGGGACTTCAGCCGAAGACGGCTTGCGGTGTCGCCACGACTGCCAACGTGACGCTTTCGGGCGAACAGACGATTGACGGCGTGACCACTTCGGCAAGCCGCATCCTGGTAAAAGACCAGACGGCTCCGGCTGAAAACGGCATCTACACGACCGGTGCGGGGGCATGGTCGCGCGTCACTGACATGGACGCCTGGTCGGAGGTTCCGGGCGCGCTGGCCTATGTGTCGGCGGGTTCGGTCAACGCCGGGCGGCGCTATTACTGCACGTCAACGGCGGGCGGAACGCTCAACACCACGGCAATCACGTTCATCCTTTACGATTCCACGACGCTTTACACCGGCTCGGGCGGGATCACGCTCACGGGGGCGGATTTCGCGCTAACGACTATGGCGGCGGCGACGGTCAAGGGCCGGGCTTCCGGTGCTGGCACGGGTGCGCCAACCGATCTCACGGGAACGCAGCTTGCCGTTATCGTTGATGCGATGGTGGGCGATAGCGGGTCGGGTGGGACCAAGGGGCTTGTTCCGGCTCCAAGTGCCGGGGCGGCTAAAAAGGTCCTGACGGGCGCTGCGACGTTTACCGGGTTCGCTTGTGCGGGTGGCGGTTACGGCACGTCCACGGGCTCGGCTATGTCGTTCGGGACGGACGCGCAAAACATCGCCTCGTTCACGAAGTCGTCCACGGGCAAATGGATTCTGACGGTCGCCACGGCCTTCACCGATGCAACAAGCTGGACGGCGATCATTACGCCGATTTACGACTCAACCAACGTCGTGACGGTCAACGAAACCTCTACGGTCACGACCAGGACCGCGCAGGTGGCGGGTTATCAATTCCGCAACACGGGAAACGCGCTGGCCGATCCTGATGGCGTCAACATCATCCTGTTTGGTTACTAGCCATGTGGCTTGACCTGGGTATCCCTCCGGGCGTCAAGGCGGTGGGGACCGAACGCGGCTCGCGTGGCGCGTGGCGGGATACGTCGCTTGTTCGGTGGAACCCCGACTTGCAGCCGGTCGGCGGCTGGGTGGTCAAGTCCACAAGCGCGGTGACTGGCAAGGGCCGGGCAATGCTCGGGTGGACCGACAACAACAATTCCAACTGGCTGGCTATCGGGACAGAGCAAAAGCTCTACGTCATGACCGCTTCCGGCGTTTTGCATGACATCACGCCAGCAGGGTTTACGGCGGGCGATGCTGACGCGGTGGTGGGCGGTGGATACGGAACCGGCGTCTATGGATCGGGCGTCTATGGCGCGCCTCGTGCTGGCGTGGATAACATCGTTCCTGCGAGCGTCTGGACGCTGGCGCTGTGGAATGACCGCCTCGTCGCTTGCATGGAAGGCGACGGCTACATTTATCAATGGGACCTTGACCCATCGTTTCCGGCGGTTGTGATCCCCGGCGCTCCGACCGGGGTTAGCGGCATCGTCGTGACTGAGGACGCCATTCTGATGGCGCTCACGGGGCGAACGTCGGCATGGTCAAACCAGGGCGATGATACCGACTGGATTTCTACCCCGCTGAATCAGGCGGGCGACCTTGCGCTAAACTGCGAGGGCCTGCTGATGTGCGGGCGGAAGGTTCGGGGCCGCACGCTGCTGTTTACCACGTCGGACCTCTGGGAGGCCGTCTATCAGGGGCCTCCGGTAGTCTATGGCTTCCAGAAGGCGGGCTCTGCCTGCGGGCCGGTGTCCAAGGGCTCGCCCGTGGTCATTGATACCGGGCGATGCGTGTGGATGGGGACGGACACGTTCTACCTCTACAACGGCTATGTGCAGTCAATCCCGTGCGATGTCGAAGACAAGGTTTTTACCGACATCAACACCGACCAGATTTCGAAGGTTTCGGGCTGGCATAACCCCCGGTTTGGCGAGGTGTGGTGGCAGTATCCTTCGGCGGCGTCGGAGGAAAATGACCGCTACGTCTGCTATAACTACCGCCTGAATGCGTGGTCTGTCGGGGCTCTGGCGAGGACTGCTGGCGCGACTTACGACAACCCGCTGCTTTGCGGGACGGATGGCTATATCTACACGCACGAGACGGGCGAGGCTTACGGGGGCGTCTATCCCTATGCCCAGTCAGGGCCGTTTGAGTGGCCGTCTGAGGGCGGATTTGGGGGCTCGCGGGTGATGGTGCGCGGCATCATTCCCGATGAGAAGACGATAGGAACGGCGCGGGTCAAGTTCTACAATCGAGAATATCCGAACCTCACTCAGTCGGTGTTCGGGCCTTACACGATTTCGACGGCTCCGGTGGATTTCATGTTTACGGCTCGTCAGGTTGAAATGAAGGTGGAGTTTCTGGACGGGGACGCGCGTTGGGGCATCCCCCGGCTGGACGTAACCCCGATTGGCAAGCGATGAAACTTACCCTTCCGACCCCTCCCGAAACTTACGACGCGCGCGACCAAGTGGCGGTTCGTAACGAGCTTGAGAACCGCATGACGCGGGTGCTTGAGGCTGGTCAGGACTGCGAGATTGGGGCGGGGCGGCTGATCCTGCTCGATACGGTCACGGGCGAACGCTATTCGATTTCGATGGTGTCGGGCGTGCTGACGGAGACGCTCATTGCTTGATTGGCGCGCCTTGCTGGAAACGGCGATTTCGGACGGCTCCAGTATCGTGGAAGTCGAAAACGCGCTGGAAAATGGCAGCGCGCATCTGTGGCTGGCGGACGGATCGGCGGCAATAACGCAGGTGGTCAAGGTCATGGAACTGCCTCTCGCGGCGGGCCGCCTGGACGAACTAAAAAGCATGTTGGCGGAAGCCGAAGACGAGGCCCGCGAATTGGGCTGTGAGAGAATTATCTGCACGGGCCGTAGGGGCTGGGCGCGAGCCTTGCCCGGCTATCGGGAAATAACCGTCATGGTTAAGGATATCTGAAATGGGGCTTTCGCTCGGGTTCGGTAAAGAGAAATCGAAGTCGTCCAACAAGACGGACAACACGATTGACGCTTGGACGAAAGGGCTTTTTGAACCGGCGTTTAATCAGGCGTCCGGTCTGCTTGGAGGCTCGGCCACGGCTTACGGCGGGCAGCTTGGCGCGCAGGACAACCCGCTACAGACGCAGGCGCGGTCGCTGGCGCAAGGCAATGTCGGGGCCGGTCAAAGCACGCTGCAAGGCGCTATCAGCGGCGCGCAAGGCATGGCTGGTTACACGCCTCAGAACGTCAACGCCGGGCAGTTCTCGCGCGAGGGGTTGAGCAAGTATTTTGACCCCTATCAGCAGGACGTCATCGATGCGGCCACTGGCGACATCAACCGTGGTCGTCAGCAGCAGATCAACGCGGATAGTGGCGCGTTCTCACGGGCTGGCGCTTGGGGTGGAAGTCGGCAGGGTGTGGCGGACAGCCTGACCAATGAGGCGGCGTTGCGTCAGATCGGTAGCACGGCGGCGGGGCTTCGCTCGCAGGGCTGGAACACGGCGGCGGGCCTCATGGGTCAGGACCAGAACCGGCAAATGCAGGCGGACCTCGCCAACCAGGGCGCGGGCTTGCAGGGCGCGAACCTCAATCAACAGACGCTTGGGCTTCTGGGTCAGTTCGCGGGTCAGCAGCAGCAGATGGGCGCGAATGATGCGGGCCTTGTGGCTGGTCTGGGTCAGCAGCAGTTCGCCAACGAAACAGCGAACAACGACGCGCAATATCAGGAGTTCCTGAGGATGTATCAGGACCCGTTCATGCGCTCGCAAGGGCTGGCGGGGCTTCTGGGAGCCATTCCGAAGATCGTTGATAGCAAGGGCTCCGGCAAACAGTCGGGAAGTTCAATGTCGGCTGGTTGGAGTGCAACCTAGATGTATGACCTCCTGAACAACATGAAGATGTATCAGGGCGGCATGGATAACCCCATGCGGCAGGGGCTTTTGTCGCCGCCGATGCAAGCCCAGATGGGCCACGCCGGGCAGCAGGGTGGCTTGCTTGGGATGCCCGGACATTCGGATGCGACGGGCTCACAATTTCAGCCGCAACAGCCCCAACAGGGCGGCGGAACTGGCGCTTCCGATTTCGTCAATCAGTATATGGGCCAGCGGAACCGGTCATGGACCCCGATGGGTGGCGGCGGTGGTGGCGGCATGGACGCGGGCTCGATCATGAAAATGCTTATGGGGATGGGCTAAGTGGACATTCGCCAACTTCTCTCGCGGGCATACGGCGGCGTTGATCGGTTCCTGCCGTTCGACCAGATGCTAGACCCGATCTTCGCCGCGCCTCGCGTGGGTCAGCCGCAAAGCCGCGTTCCGACCATGCAGGGCGGCAATCCGCAAATGCCGGGGCAGGACATCACCATGTCGCCGGGCGGCATTATGGGGCCGGGCGAGGACCTGGGGCAGCAGCTTCAAATGCAGGCCCCCCAGCAGCCGCAACAGTCGTTTGCCCCCCCGATGCGTGGCGAGGCTCCGCAGCGGTCGCCGGTGTCGTTTGGGCGCACGGCATGGGACACCATCGTCGGCGGGAAAAGCCCGTGGGACAGCATGGACGCACAACGGGCGCGGCCCCAGATGGAACAGCAGCGTGCGGCTATGCTTCAGTTCGCTTCGACGCTGCCCCCTCAGGAGCGCATGGTGTTCCTGTCGGACCCGGAGGCGTGGGCGAAAGAGCGCGCCAAGGGCTACTCGCCAACCGTCGTCGCGCAAGGCTCGTCGGTCTATCAGGGCAACCAGTTCCTACAGGCTCCGCTAGGGCCGCAAAAACTTGGGCCGGGCGATACGCTTTACGATCCAGAGTCGAACCGGACCATGATCCAGACGCCGTTCAAGCCGGAAATCGTCACGACTTCGCCGGGCGAGACGGCTACGGAAGTCACGCCGGGCGGTGGTGGGATGACGGCGCGATCCCCTCAGGTCGGGCAATACATTCTTGGACAGCTTCAAAGCATTCCGGGGCTTAAGCTGGGAAGCGCCGCGCCGCGTTCAGAGGCGGAAATCGCATCGC